GATGGCAAATATGACTGGACAAATGGCTGCTAAGTCAGCTCTTAAACTGTCAAAAAGCGATTTTTATGAAGCCGATAAGAAGCAATTTTGCTGGTATGCTTTATCCCCAAAAGGTTGTCTAAGGAAAGAATGTCCTAGAATCCATAATAAGGATGAAGTTTTGAAAGCTGCTGCTACTCGAATGTGTTCGAAACCAAAAATGTGTAAGCGTGATACATGTCCTTTTAAACATCCAATGAAGGGTGAAAAGCCCGAAAAGAAAGGGAAAGAAGCTCGAAAGGTACGTTATTCCCCTGTTGGTAGTGGTACTGATTCTGATTATGCATCTGAAACTGACGATTATGAAGAACGTAAATCAGAGAGTATGGGACCTGCTAAGTACCGTCCCATGACTGTTGATGAACATAGCATGGTTGGTATTGTTTATTGGGATGATGTCGAGTATTCTGGTTGTTTTGTTCGTGGTAATCAGATCTGGTTTGGGGACCATTTTGAATCCGATCGTCCTAAGAAAGTTAAATTCTTCTTTCCTATTCAAGATGCGACGATTGAATTGATAGATTCTGGTTATCTTAAGGATGGTAGTTCTAATGCTAAGGTTAAGGAACTGAAAGATTATGATCCTACCCATGAAAATCGTATGTGGACTTATGAATGTCCTCAAATTTTAAATTCTCATGGTATTAAAGGTGTTAAATTCTCCAAAGTTGTTCCCCCTACCGGAACTGCCGTTCGATCTGTTGTTCATTGGTCATCACCTGCTAAAGGTGGTAGTGGTAGAATGACTACTTCAATGACCGGTGATGTGACTGGTGTGTCCAAGAAAACTGCTCGCGGTGGTGATATGAGGCCCGAAGGCTTTCCTGTGCGAATGATGTACGACATACCCACCACAGTTGGTGTGTGTTTTACCCCTATCTTTGATGAAAGAACTCGTCAAGTTTATGCTATTCATGTAGCTGGAGATGGGGGGAAAGGTCGATCCAATGAAGGGTTGACCGTTGCGGGTTTTCAGTG